ATCAAGCAGACGACGAGTGGCCGCAATGCCTGACCGGATCGCGACCGGCGGCTCGTGGGACAGGCACGAGCCGAACGTCTACTTCATCGCCTCGTCGCCGTCGTACAACGAAACGAACGGAGTGATCGACTTCTACGACCACATGCTGTTCGCGGTGAACGAACTGAAGACCGAGGGCGACGAGGCATTCGTGCGCCATCTGATCGACAGCGGCAAGACCGTGTTCATCGACTCGGGCGTGTTCAACCTGACGAACGTCCACGCGCGGGCGCACGGCATGACGATGGACCAAGTGCTGTCGCTGCCGCCCGACGCGATTGATGGGTTCGACGAACTGTTCGACAAGTACGTCCGCATCGTGCGCGAGATCGGCCCGCGCTGCTGGGGCTACATCGAGATCGACATCGGTGGCCGCGAGAACAAGATCAAGACCCGACAGCGGTTGCACGACCTCGGGCTGAATCCGATCCCGGTCTACCACCCGCTGAACGACGGGTGGGATTACTTCGACTACCTCGCGGAGCGGTACGACCGCATCTGCTTCGGCAATGTCGTGCAGGCCGACTCGCAGACTCGCAAGCGGCTGGTGGCGACCGCGTGGGAGCGTCGGCGGAAGTACCCGGACCTGTGGATTCACCTGCTCGGGCTGACACCTTACGAAATCTGCAACGCGCTGCCGGTGAACTCGTGCGACTCGTCGACGTGGATCAGCACCGTTCGATGGATGCAGTTCTCCACGCGCTCGGCCCTCAAGGCGTTCTGCAACGTCGAGCAAAAATTCTTCCGGTACGACAACGAGGACGAGACGAAGGCGTACTCGAAAACGGTGCAGCACTCGGCCGTGACCTGCGTGGCCGACATGCGCAACTGGCGCAACTACATCAACGAGATCGAGGAAGCTCTCGAATGCAATCACAAGATGCCACTCTGACGGTGCGGTTCACGGCGGAGGGCTGGCACCGCTGGCCGAACGCGCCGGAGCACCGCGCGTACCTCGCATCGAGCCACCGGCACCTGTTCCACGTCGAAGTCTCGATGCGGACGTTCCACGACGACCGCGAGATCGAATTCCACGACGTTCTCGACTGGGCGCGTGCCGAGTTCGGAAGCGGCGACTTTGGCTCGGCGTCGTGCGAAATGCTGGCGCGTGCGCTGGCGACGAGCGGATCGAAGAAGTACGGGCGGCGCGTGACTGTTGCCGTGTTCGAGGACGGAGAAGCGGGGGCCGAGGTATGGGCGGACGAATGAGCGCAGAAGCAGAACGGGTGAGCGACAGGATTCGCGAGCGGATCGAGGCCGCAGGCGCGTCGTATGTGGCGAACGAGAACATCGCGAACTTCATCGCCGAGGGCGAGCTGCACGATCTGACCGAGGAAGTGGCCGGACAGGTGCACGACCTGCTGCGGTCGCTGGTGATCGACACGGTGCGGGACCACAACACCGCCGACACCGCGCGGCGCGTGGCGAAGATGTTCGTCAACGAAGTGTTCCGGGGCCGGTACGAGGAAGCGCCGAGGGTGACGGACTTCCCGAACGCACGCGAGTTCGATGAGGTCATGACGGTGGGACCGATCACCGTGCGCTCGACCTGCTCGCATCACTTCCAGCCGATCACCGGGCAGGCGTGGGTCGGCGTGATTCCGGGCGAGCGGGTGATCGGGCTGTCGAAGTTCGCGCGGCTGGTCGACTGGATCATGGCGCGGCCGCACATTCAGGAGGAAGCGGCCGTCATGGTGGCCGACACGCTCGAACGGCTCATCAAGCCGAAAGGCCTCGCGGTGGTCATCAACGCCGAACACCTGTGCATGACCATGCGCGGCGTGCGCGAGCACGGCACCTCGATGTCGACGAGCGTGCTGCGCGGGATCATGATGCACTCGCCGTCGTCGCGTCAGGAGTTCTTCGACCTGATCCGGCAGCAGGGCTTCAAGTGAGCGTGACTCTTACCGATGATCGGCCTCAGAGCGATTCGCGAGGCCGGCGGGTAGGGCGATAAGGGTGAGCCGTCGAAAACGGCTTGTGCGCGGTTCTGGTTGATCTGAGGGGCATCATGGGCACGGTGATAACGGCGGAGCGCGAGCACGAGATCGCTTGCGGGCATCGGGTGTACGGGCACGAGAGCAAGTGCGCGCACGTTCACGGGCACAACTACCTGTTCCGGTTCGTGTGCGAGGCACCGTCGCTCGACAAGGTGGGACGGGTGATCGACTTCAGCGTGATCAAGTCGCACCTGTGCGCGTGGCTCGAAGAACACTGGGACCACCGCATGCTGCTGTGGGAACGCGACCCGCTGGCCGAGGCGATGCGGCTGCTCGACGAAACCGTCGTGCTGCTGCCGTTCAACCCGACCGCCGAGAACATCGGGCAGTTCATCCTCGAGGTCGTGGGACCGATGCAGCTCGCCGGAACCGGGGTGACGCTGACAAGCGTGACTGTTGGCGAAACGCGGAAGTGCTCCGCGTCCGTGAGGCTGCGGTCATGAAGTTCACCCGGCTGACATGGGGCGATTTCGACGAGGGCATGGACCGGCTCGCCGTGCAGTACGCGGGGCTTGTCGATCACGTTTACGGCGTGCCGCGCGGTGGCCTGCCGTGCGCCGTGGCGCTGAGTCACCGGCTCGACATCCCGATGGTGAAGTCGCCGGGCGACGCGGGCAGGACCGACCGGCTGCTGATCGTGGACGACATTCACGACAGCGGGCTGACGATGCGCGAGTACGCGGGGCGGGTGCCGTTCGCGCTGCGCGCCGTGTGGATCACGCGCAAGGCCGTGCAGAACATCGGTGCTGGCCTCGTGCTTGAGGTCGACGACTGGTTCGTGTTCCCGTGGGAGGACGCGAGCAAGGCGCGCCGCGAATACGAGAACTACCGCGCAGCGAGGGCCGCATGATCGGAGTCAACGAAATGTTCGCCACGATTCAGGGCGAGGCGACGTTCACGGGGATGCCGTCGACGTTCGTGCGGCTGCAGGGCTGCGATGTCGGGTGCCCGTGGTGCGACACGAAGCACACATGGGCCATCGGCAACGTCGTGATTCCGATCAAGGCGATGACCGAGAAAGAATGCGACTCGGACCGCTACGCGGCGATGCGCGAGTCGGAGATCATCGACGAGATCAGGAAGCTCGCGCCGAAGCATGTCGTCTTGACAGGCGGCGAGCCTTGCTCGTACAACCTGAACCTGCTGACGGCGATGCTGCTCGAATGGGGGTACTCGGTGCAGATCGAGACGAGCGGGACATACGAGATTCAGTGCCACCCCGATGTATGGGTCACGGTCAGTCCGAAAATCGATATGCCCGGAGGCCGGGCGGTGAGAGGCGACGCGCTATGGCGAGCAAACGAGATCAAGCACCCGGTCGGAAAGCAGGCGGACGTAGAAAAGCTGAAAGCACTGCTGACGTTCCACGGGATCAAGGACAAGCCCGTGTGGCTGCAACCGCTGAGCCAGTCGAAGAAGGCGACGGAGGTCTGCATCGCGGCGGCGATGAAGGACCAATTCCGACTTTCACTGCAGACGCACAAGTTCATCGAGATTCGATAACGCGCCCGCAGGGGCGTCCGCGTTTCAATCCGACGGAGTACCAGCGCAAGCAAGTGAAGCTGCTCGCGGCGATGGGCATCGAGCCGGACGACATCGCCCGCGTGCTGAACATCTCGCGCAACACGCTCGTGCTGTACTTCGATGTCGAGCTGTATCAGGGAACGATCGACGCGAACGCAAAGGTCGCGCAGTCGCTCTACCGGATGGCGACCGACCCCGCAAAACCGAACGTCGTCGCGGCGATCTTCTGGATGAAAGCCCGCGCCGGCTGGCGCGACAGCGACTCGAATCCCGAGAGCAAGAAGGCCGAGGCCGAGCGCCAGAGCAGGACCGCAGAGCGCGACTCGTCGTGGCAGGGCTTGCTGAACTGATGCGATGAATTCGTGGCGAACGGCGGTCCCTGACTGGGCCGACCGGATACGAGAGCGCCGCTCGCTGATTCCCGACCTGCCGCTGGTGAAGGCGGAGGCCGACCGCGCGGTTCGCATGTACAACCTGCTGCGGTTGCCCGACGTTCCGGGCCAGCCGTTGCTCGAGCACGCGGGCGGCGAGTGGTTCCGCGACATCCTGCGGGCGCTGTTCGGTAGCTACGACCCCGAGCGCGGCGTGCGTCACTTGCGCGAAGTGTTCGTGCTGGTGCCGAAGAAAAACAGCAAGACGACGAACGGCGCGGCGCTGATGCTGATCGCGGCGCTGATGTCGCGCCGGCCGCGCTCGGAATTCCTGTTCGTCGCTCCGACGCAGGAAATCTCGAACATCGCGTTCGCGCAGGCCGTCGGCATGGTCGAGGCCGACGAAGTGCTGCGAAAGAAGTGCCACATTCAGGATCACGTCAAGCGGATCGTGTACCGCCCGACCGGCGCGTTCCTGAAGGTGAAGTCATTCGATCCGAAGGTGCTGACCGGCTCGAAGCCGAGCGGCGTGCTGCTCGACGAGATTCACGTCATCGCCGAAGCGCCGAACGCCGACCGCGTGGTCGGCCAGCTTCGCGGCGGTCTGATCTCGCAGCCGGAGGGATTCCTCGTCACGATCACGACGCAGGGCGAGCGACCGCCGGCCGGCGTGTTCAAGGCCGAACTGACGAAGGCCCGCGCGGTGCGCGACGGCACGCTCGATGCGTCGATCCTGCCGGTGCTGTACGAGTTTCCGGGGCGTGACGATTGGCGGTCTGTCGAGAACTGGCCGCAAGTGCTGCCGAACCTCGGGCTGTCGATCACGCTCGACAGGCTCGTCGAGGAATACCGCGCGGCCGACTCCGCCGGCTCCGCCGAGCTGATCCGATGGGCGTCGCAACACCTGAACGTCGAGATCGGCTTGTCGCTGCAGTCGGACTCATGGACCGGCGCGATGTTTTGGGAGCAGAACGGGACCGGGCCGAAGGAACTCGAAGTGCTGCTCGACCGATGCGACCTCGTGACGGTTGGAATCGACGGCGGAGGTCTGGACGACCTGCTCGGGTTCTGCATCATGGGTCGGTGCGAGACGACCGGCGACTGGCTCTCGTGGCACCGCGCGTTCTGTCATCCGGTGGCGCTGGAACGACGGAAGCAGGAACAGCCGAAATACCGGGACTTTGAAGCCGACGGCGACCTGCGAATCTGCGAGGCGGTGGGCGATGACGTTCACGAGGTCGTCGAACTGATCCAGCAGTGCGAGCGCGCGTGCAAGCTGGACAAGATCGGCGTCGACCCGGCGGGGATCGGCAGCATCGTCGATGCGATTGAGGCGAGCGGGATCAATCGCGAGCGCGTGGTCGGGATACCGCAGGGCTGGCGGCTGGCCGGCGCGACGAAGACGGTCGAGCGGCGGCTCGCGGCGGGCACGCTGAAGCACGCGGGCACGCCGATGATGGCATGGTGCGTCGGCAACGCGAAGATCGAAGTGCGGACGAACACGCAGCTCATCACGAAGGCCGCGAGCGGGAACGCGAAGATCGACCCGCTGATCGCAACGCTGAACGCCGCCGCTCTGATGTCGCTCGCGCCACAGCCAGTTGACGTTGCCGCGATGATCGGCTGACCGACCACAACATCTTGTGGTCACTTGACGGCGGTACACGACAGGTCGTATAAACCGCGCAGCATGGACACCACAGCCGACCGCGCTCGTCCCGGTAAAACCGAACGCAGCGCGCCTCCTGACTCGCGTAAACCCGGCCAGCCGAAGTCGCTGGCGACGGTGGCATTCGCTCTTGGGATGCCGCCACATGAACGCACTCCGTAGCTGGTCGCAGTTCGAGGTCAAGTCCGTCGAGGACGACGCCCGGATCATCCGGGGAATCGCAAGCACACCGAACACCGACCGCGTTGGCGACATCGTGGTCCCGACCGGCGCGAAGTTTCAGCTTCCGCTGGCGATGCTCTCGCAGCACGACCACCAATCGCCCATCGGCAACGTCGTCGAGGCGAAGGTCAAGCGCACCGGCATCGAGATCGTGTCGCAGATCGCGAAGGACACCGGCCTCGACTACATCGAGCGCGCGTGGCTGCAGATCAAGGCTGGACTCGTGCGCGGCCTGTCGATTGGCTTCCGCCCTCTGAAGGCCGAGCCGATTGACGAAGACAAGCCGTGGGGCGGCTACAAGTTCCTCGAGTGGGAGTGGTACGAACTGAGCGCCGTGACGATTCCGGCGAACGCTGACGCCACGATCACCAGCATCAAGATGTTCGACACCGCGCGGTCGCTGCGCGGTGATGACATGGCCGCGTCCGGCCTCGACCGTGACCCCGCAAAGGTCATCCAGCAAGCCAAGGCCGCGATACTGCGCGCCAACATCAATCTGAGGAACACCAAATGAATCTTGCCGACCGCATCAAGGCGTCGGAAGACGAACTCGTCCAGAAAAAGGACCAGCTCGTTGCCGCGACGCAAGCACTCGAAGCCGCTCCCGACGAGTCGAGCCTGCTCGTTCAGGTCGAAGAACTGACGAAGGGCGTCGAGAAGCACGAAGCCACCCTCGGCGCGCTGAAGAAGGCCGAGGCCGCGCTCGCCGCGCGTGCGCGCCCTGTCGACGGCGCACCCGCCATCGTGTCCTCGCAGTACAAGGACCCGAAGGGCAAGCCGGGCGACATCATCATGAAGCACGGCGTGTGCTCGCTGCTCGCGTTCGCGCAGAAGCGGACCGTCGAGGACGTGATGCAAGAGCGTTACGGCGATCAGCCCTACGTCAAGGCGACGTTCGACCTCGTGCACAAGTCGCAAGTCAACCCTGCGATGACGAACGTGCAGGGATGGGCGGCGGAACTCGTGCGCGATGACGTTCGCGGGTTCATGACCGGCATGGCCGACGTTTCCGTCGCTGCCGCGCTGGCCTCGCGCACCCTGATGATGACGTTCGACGGCGCGCAGAGCGTGACGATTCCGCGTCGCAACCGCCCCGTGACACCGGGCAGCGAGCCGGCGTGGGTCGGCGAAGGTGCTCCGATCCCGCTGACGCAGTTCAGCTTCGGCTCGACGAAGATGGAGCGTTACAAGCTGGCCGCGATCTCCACGTTCACGAAGGAAATCGCACAGCGTTCGACGCCCGCCATCGAAGCCCTGCTGCGTGAAGCCCTGCGCGAAGCGTATGCCGAAGTGCTCGACGCCGCCCTGCTCGGCTCCGGCGCTGCGGTGGCTGGCCTGCGTCCCGCTGGCCTGCTGAACGGCGTGACTCCTGCGACCGGCACGGCTGGCGGTGGCGAGGATGCGGTGCGCGGCGACATCTTGGCCGCTGTGACCGCGATGACGACCGCTCGCGTCGGTGCACGCCCGGTCATGCTCATCAACAACCTCGACCGCCTCGGCGCGTCGATGATGACCACCGCTCTGAGCGACTACCTGTTCCGCGAAGAACTGGCGCAAGGTCTGCTGCTCGGCATTCCGGTGATCGCATCGGCGAACGTGCCGCAGCACACGATGGTCCTCGTCGACGCCGCGTACCTCGCGACCGCGTTCGATGCGCCCGAGTGGGATGTCAGCGACGTGGCGACGGTGGTCGAGTCGAACGCCGACGCGACCCCGCCGACGCACGCCGCAGTCGCCGCCGGCACCGCCGGCACGGCTGGTCAGGTTCCGTCCGACGGTGGCATCCCGGTGCACGGGGCGACCGCTGGCGCGGCCGTGGCCGGCTACAAGGCGCGCTCGCTGTGGCAGACGTACAGCATCGGTGTCCGCATGGTCGCTCCGACCTCGTGGGCGATCACGATGCCGGGCGCTGTGCAGGCCGCAACGGCGACCACTTGGACGCCGTAATCCTCGACTGTTGAGGCAACCGCAGGGGCTTCGGCCCCTGCGCTGTGATGAAAGGTACGTCATGCCCATCGAGATTTATCACAAGCCGCAGTTCGGCACCCGCATTCGCAAGATCACTGTCGCTGAAGCCGTAGCGCGCAGCCTCGTCAAGATCACGAACAACATCTGGTCGTCCCGCGCGAAGGACGGCTTCGTCGAGTACGGTCCGCCGCCGACCGCCTCGGTCACCGGCCTGCCAGCGACCGGCGACTCCGGAGGGACGGCAAGCGCGACGATCTCGGTTCAGACTCCACAGCCGACCGACCGCGCGTACACGGCGCGAGTCTCGTATCAGATCGGCGGCAGCGCGTCATCGTTCACGGTGCCCATCGCGAAAGGCTCGAGCGCCGCGCAGATCGCGACCGCGCTCGCAGGCGCTTCGTGGCCGTCCGGCGTGACCGCCGGCCCGCTGGGCGCATCGGTCGTGCTCACGCCTTCAAACGGCGTGGTGATCAACACGCTGTCCGTGACCTTCCAGCCATGATGTATGCACTGATCGGCGGCAAGGTCGAGATCAACGTGCTGCAGCTCGTGTCCGCGCACAGGAGCAAGGACGGCAACGAGTGGACTCTGCGACTGACTGACGACAAGGAATTCACCGTCAGCAAGACCGAGTACAACGAAATCCGCACGCTGCTGAACGCGCTCAGTGGCAGCAGCGGCGTGCCGCCGTTGCCCGTGGGCTATCAGATCACGCTGACCGGCACGGCAACACCGCCGGTCTAAGGGGCGCGCATGGCGGACATGGTGACGGAGGTCTACTGGAAACCGGGCTTCGGCAATCGGCTGCGTGAGATCACGCGCGCTGATGCGCTGTCGCGGAACCTGATCCGCCTCAACAACGAACTGTTCTCGTCGAGGACGCAGGACGGTTACACGGGCGCTCCGCCCGTGACATCGAAGCCGGTGAACTCGTCGCCGCCGTCGATCTCCGGCGATGCGAGCGTCGGCTCTACGCTGATGCTCACGTCGGGCGGATGGACCGGCACTGAGAGTGTCGCTCGTCAGTGGTTGCGCGACGGCAATCCGATTGCCGCTGCGACCGGGCCGTCGTACACGGTGACGACGACGGACGAAGGCACGACGATCAGCGTGCGCGAGACAGCGACGAACTCGCTCGGCTCGACCGTGGCGACATCGGCCGGCATCGCGATTCCCGCGCATCCGGTGAGCACGCCGCCGCTGAACACGCAGCCGCCGG